ACCCGCATAAAACGCTTCTTTTACCCCCTAGAGAAAATAGAATTGTTGGTTAGGAATTAGGGTTAGTAATAGGCTAAAATAGGGTTCATGTTCGTATGCGAATACGTGGATGGTACGAAGGTTCCCATTCACACCAACCGGACTAATTTACTATCTGATAAAATCAAAGAAATAGATCGCATGGCATATCGACTTATATTGTTAACGAGCGTTAACGAGCGTTAACGAATAATATTAAGCGTTAACGGCTAATAATCACAAAACATTTAACTAGTGCCGTTAACGGAAAGAATATCATGAAAGAAACAAATACCAATTCAGTAGTAGGATTTAGACCTAACTCAGAAGCTCTTGATAGTTTAAATGCTTGGATTAAAGCTGAGGTAGCAGGCGGAACATTTAAGAATAAATCAGAATCGCTTAACAGTATCATTTCATGCTTTAGTGGAAATCTTTCGACTAAGAGATTCTTTATCTATCAGATAACAAATAATGTAAATGGAAAGGTTTATTTTGGGCAAACGGTTAATCCAGTAAATAGATTTCATACTCATATGAAACATGGTAACGCTTTACTATCAGCAGACGTTGAGGAGTATGGTAAGAATGCATTTGTATTTGAAATTCTTTCTATTGTTGATACTCAAGCAAAAGCTGATGAGCAAGAAACAGAGTTGATTCAATTCATGTTTAAAACAAATAAAGAGTATTCGTATAACATTCATCCTGGTAATGGAAGTGCTGATACCATTTGCAAAGAAGAGAGTGAAACTATAAGTAAGGAATATGACCGTCCGGTATCATTTAGGATAAAAGGTGATCTTGATAAGAAAATAGATGCTATGGTTTTGAATACAAAGAAATCAAGAACAGATGTTTTTAATTATGTGGTAGGGAAGGGGATTGAGTTTTTAGAAAGTAATGATAAGAAAGATGACCTAATCATTAATGAATATCAGCAAAAGCTTCTCTTAGCCTGGTCTCAACTCCCTAAGAACCTTGGTAAATCCCCTAGTGAGCTTTTAAATTCTATGATTGAACAGTGTTTAAAGAACAAGGTTAGTTTATGAACGAATATGATTATGATATCTGTTATCTTGTTGATACTAACAACGATTCAGATTGGTTGCTATTGAATATTGTTATTTGTTTTGAAAATTATCCTTCTAGTATATTTGAATTTTTTATAAAAGATGAAGTAGTATTTGTTGAGCCTGATTATACCAATGAGTTAAATCATAAAGCATTTGTCATTGCTCGTAATATCTATAAGCTATCCAATATGTTTAGTTTTAAAGTGAAAGATAAGGCGTTGAAATCAATCCTATTAATAGAATCAGAAGAAGAGTGTTTAAAGCAATATCAAAACTATCTGATCTTAAAATGAAAGGGTTATCATGAGTTATAGTATAAGTGTATTCGATATCTCATATCATAAATTATCTATATTAAAAGTTGAAATGTATATCGAATGTAGGTCTTGTGTTAAATATAATCTGATAAAGTATTTCTTTTCTGTTAGAGATAACGGTTTTTGTTGTGAGCTTTTTAATTCAAATGACCAGATAAAGAATGATTGGTGTAAGTGTGCTAGAAAAGAAAGAGTAATGGTAAGAGATAATATGGATAGTCTAGCTTTACAAATAGCTCAAAGGTATGTGTATGTATATTCAATACTAAAGCAAGAGATACCTATTAACGAACTAACAATAAAGGCTTTAATGATGGAATCGCAAGAACAGTGTTTAAATGCGATTCAAAACTATTTGTTGTTGCAATAAGCAAAGCGCAATTGCTTAAGTTAAAATAAAAAGAGGAGCCATTTCTGGCTCCCTTATTTTATCTTCCTTCTAGACCATCTAGAACTTTCCATGCTTCTTGTAGTTCCTTGTCAATTCTATTCTTCTTGTCTTCTGCCTTTATTCATTCGTCTTCAGCCTTGTTAGCTTCTTTGGTCAGTCTCTCAACTTCCAACCTTGCTTGTTCAATCGGCGTCATTTACTAATCTTACCTCGGTTGTTAAGCTAGGTCAAGAACTAATTTAGCGATGGCAAAAGAAAAAGGGGAGTCACCTTTCGGCGCTCCCCCTCGTTCTCACCTCAACCAAACCCTCGTTCCTTCGACCCTTACCCCGATTCTCTTTCTCATTCCCAGCCTCTCTAGCTCCTGCCTGGCTTCCTTCCATTCTTTCTTGCTCATTCCTTGCGTCTCTAGGGAGTCGAGTTGCTTGACCACTTTTTGAATCAACCTGCTCAGTTCCGGATTCATTAAGACTATAATAAGCTAACCAGATCATTAGGTCAAGAACTAATTTAGCTAGTCATGACGATTCTTCTAACAACCCCCAAAGAAAGGCTTGTTCCTTCGCTTTGAAGAATATCAACGATTTTTTGAAAGCTTGCTCCTCTTTTCCTCAAGTCAAGGATTCTATCAACGATTGGTTGTTGTTCGGGGCAGGGGACAAGAAAGCCATTCACAACCTTTTTTCCAAAACCTACGCGTCCAACGCTTTTTCCTTGCTTAACCATTTCCTTCATTGCTGTTGATGTTCTCAAACCAATTGTTTGTCTTTCCCATTCTGAAATAACAGTCATCAAGTTAATGTACATTCGACCATTTGGTGTTTTCGTATCTATGTTTTCTCCAATTGACTTAATGCTAAAGTTCGTTTTGGAGAACGTTTCCACCAGCGTTTGCAAATCCCTTACGCTTCTGGTCAGTCGGTCAAGAGAAGAAATGACCATCCCTTCAAAGCAAAAGCGATTGTCAATGATAAACTTAAGATACTTTCGATTCAAGTCTTTGCCCGAACATCCAATATCATAAACAATATCATGTAGCTCCAAATCATGAGCCTTACAATAGTCTTTGATTCTCCTTTCTTGAGCATCTGGTGATATCATTTGTTTTTCAAGTTCAAGTGAGCTTCTAACATAGCCTATGTAACTCATGAGTTAATCTTTTCATAATCAGCTTTCCAATCATTACTTACCTTGGAAGCATAGTTGAGAACAGTCGCAAAATTCTCATGACCAGCCCAACGCATAACAATGGGAGCGCTTACTCCCTTTTCCAACCATCGTGTGATAGCAGTGTGACGGCAAGAATAAAAGATAAGATATTTCCTTGAGCTAAACCCTGCTCGTTTCTTTAGTTTAGCCCACATTTTAGTAAAGATGTTATCTCTAGCGGTTCGATGTCTAGAGTATTTGTTAGGAAAAACAATGTTCTGGTGTCCGTTTTGACGTTTTAGTTTCTCCAAAGCAACAATAACATCATTGCTCATGGGAACTTGACGATCTTTTTTATTCTTTGTTGTAAAGTCATTATCGTTTGTAATTCTAATTAGTTTGTTCTCAAAATCAACATCATCCCAGCAAAGTTGTCTTAGCTCAGCTGGTCTTAGTCCGCAGTAAATGCTAACAACATAAAAGGCTGAAACAACATAAGGCTCAACCTTTGTTGCTTCCAAAAAGTTGTCTATTTCTTCTTGACTCCTAAACATGTCCCGACGTTCGGGACCTTTTGGCATTTTCACTTTCTTGGTAATAGGAACACTTGTTATCCAGCCGCTTAGACAAGCCTCGTTCAAAAGGCTAATCAACAGCGTAACGTGCATATTGATGGAAGTGTTAGAAAGGTTTCCTTTGGGCATTCTGTACCTATTGCCCATGTTAGGTTTCTTTGCCTGGTCACTTACAAAATCTTGGATTCTTTCTCGTGTGATTTCTTCAAGCAAACAGTTTTCACCAAAGAAAGGAACAAGATGGTTGTCATATGTTTGTTGGTCTTTGTAAAAAGCTTTCTTGCTTGCTCTGATTATCTTCCATTTGTCAAAGATTGATTTAAGCGTTTTAGCATCTGGATTATAATCGCTTGATTTCTCTTGTCTAATCTTTTCTAGTTTTTCATTGCTTATTTTCTCTTCCAATCCTAGCTTAAATTTGTTTGCTTGTAGTTCATCAATAAAGCTTTTAGAAAACCGCTTGCGTCCGCTCCCCCATTGAACGACCCATGTCGGGATTTCCTTGTCTTTGCGCTTGAAGATCGTTGCCATGTTGTACCCTCTCAAAATCCCCGTGAAAAACGCCCTTTGGAAAAGTATGCAACTGGTTTGGGATTCCCGGGCGCTCAGTTGCAACCTGTCAAGACTCTTTACTACCTATGTGCAACTGACCGGAATTGTTGTGCTTTGTGGTCGTTTTGGTGTTCCTAGTTGCACGTGGTTTTGACTCAATGTGCAACTGGCGAGTATGCAACCCTCGAATTTCCCGGGAAAAGCTCATGAAGCCTCAGAACTATACATTGCCCGCACCCCGGAAAATAGCCAGATTTTGCATAAAGTTTCTTCGGGTATGCACCCCAACGACCACTGAACAACTACCTGAACGCCCCGTAAAACGCCCGTCTCGCCTCAGAAAAAGTTTGACATCAAAAACCTTTCGTGCCGAACGATTGGTCAATCAACCTTAGCAAAAAAATCTTTGCCAAAGGTCGCCACCAAAAGCCCTTTGGCTCGCGAGGTTCCCAACGCTACGCCAGAACGCCGCGAAGGCGCGCATTGACCCGTCCAGCCTCAGCGTTGCCATTCTATGAGAGCGAGAGCGGCTCTACGTGCCAACGAGCCGGCGGTTATATATGTTTCATGAAGCAATTAACTCTCTATATATTGGTAAATAAGATTAGCGGAAGAACGTATATTGGACAAACTAGACAAGTGCTAAAAAGAAGAATGAGGGAACATAAGTTCGATGCGACTAGAAGTGACCTTCCGTTATATGCCGATATTAAGAAATTAGGCTTCTCATCATTTGCTAGCCTGACAGTAGCTGTTTTCTCAACGAGAGAAGAGGCGTGGAAAGCCGAGAAAGAGTTAATATCCTTTTATAAAAAGCTAGGATTGCAACTGTATAACATGTCAGAAGGCGGAAGGGGACCAACAGGTGTTAAAAGAAGTGAGATTAGCATAGCAAAAATGAGCGGCGAAAATCATGGTGCTGTAAAATTAACAGATATTCAAGTGGATGAAATTAGAAAACACGTTGATGATGGAATTCTTAGTTATTTAGAAATTGCGATTAAGTATAAAATATCTAGACAGTACGTAAGGAAGCTACACTTGAGAACGTCCCGCAAAAATCGCACTTGTGTGATGGGGTAAGGTGTGATACGGCGCCAGAGAGCTGGTCTTTGTTGCGTGGTTCTCCTTACGGATGAGCCCAAAAGAAAACCCCATCAATAAATATTGATGGGGTTCGGGAACACTGACCAGCGGTTTTTCTAATTCCTCGAACTTCATCTGAAGTTCATCAAGCTCCGCCATACGAAGCTCGATTTCCTTTTTACGAGCTTTGGTAGCGGTCTTTTTCTCTTCCTTCAAGTCTTCTTGTTCGCTCATTACATCCTCTAGCGTCATCGCTTCTTCTTCTTGCTCGCCTTCGGAAGAGTCCGGCGCTTGCTCTTCTTCGTCGTCTTGATCGCTGGTTCCTTCTTTCTCCCACTTGATCAAGTCTTCGTCATTGAGCTTTTTGTTTCGTGCATCAAGCTCGCGAGTTTTAACCGTCTCTCGCAAGCTCATGGGGCGAAGCGTTCGGATAAACTTCTCCTTATCGCTCAAGTCGTTTACGTGACCTTTGCCCCAATCCAACGCCGATTTCATAGCAGCGTTGAAATCGTTCTCTCGGTTCTTGCTCAAATACCAAACATGAGTGAATTTGATGGAGCGCCAAAACTCCTTAAAGTTATCAGCCGATGCGCCGTAATAGCGAATCATATTGATAACCTCATCTTCGGACTTTTGACCATCACCCCTTGCGGCTCGCGTCTTTGCTTCGGGCGCTTCTCCACCAGAAGAATTCAGAACGTAACCTGAAATCTGCGAGTAGTTGTTCAAGCGAGGTTCTTTATCAGAACCAGAAGCGCGAAGTTGTTGTTTTGCTTCGTAGCGAAGTTCGCTCCAAGCATCGAGAATTGCGTTTTTCTGGTCTTCATTTGCCAGATATTCCGCCGTTCCCTTCTTCGGGTTAAAACCCTCAGCGAGCTTGAAATCGTCATCATTAGGAGTTGTTTTCTTGATGATGTCGAAAAGCTCTTTTGCAAGGTCGTTGCTCAACCATCGGTGTGACTTGTCGCCGCAACCTTTGATGAGATCCGAAAGAGCACTCTTGATGATGTTTTGCGATGCGATTTTGAGAGCCATGGTTTTTTCTTTTCTCGCCCTTATGAGGCGGTTTGGTTATTCAGTTGTAAAAGAACAATCTTTGCTTCGCGTTGGTCCTTCCTGCCCAACCAACGAAAATCATTCTAAGCCCCTTCCTAAATTAGTTCAAGAACTATTTTCGTTCGCTGGTGATTTTGTTCAACCCCCAAAATTCCCGCCTTTAAAGGATCGCGCAACACGCGTTGCACGTCTTTACAAGCTCATCAAGAACTTTCTTCGTGAAAATCATCAACGCCGAAGACCTACACTATCCTACATTGGTTGCTAACGCATACACCATCCCCAACGCATATCAATACATCATCGTATGTCAAGCATAGAAATCGAAGAAGGGCAAGAGTATGTTTATCGAACAGTATCTCAAGCCAAAGCCGAAGACAAAAAAGCTAGCACAGAAACAATAAGGTCAAAAGTAGAAGCTCTTATGAAAGAAATAATCATAAGAAAGCAGATTGAGAAATACACAAGCATGGAAGTAATTAGATGGTTAGAGGAAGAGCACAACATTGTTATTACTTCGCCTCAGTTTTCTAAAATCTACAAAGAATATCCCGAAGCCGATAAGCAAAAGATAATTGCTGTTGTGCATTTAAAACAATCTTCTCTAACAAATACATTTCTCACAAATGTTTGGAGTAACGTAATGCTAAAGGCACGAGATATCATAGACTCATGCAAAGGTGTTGATGTCGCTTCTGTTAAAAAACTAAAAGATGCCGTTGAGATTCTTTCAAAAAGCTCAACTGAAATGTTAAAATCAGTAGAGTACGCAAAAATCAACGAAGAAAAAATAATAAACTCAGGAGAAGAAGTTGATGACATCAACGATCAAATCGAAGCGCTCAAAAGAGCAAAGCGTAAATCTATGGAACAATGAGGAGCAAAAAGCCTATAGAGAGTTCCTTGATGCCTATCTTTCTCTAAGCCAAAAGCCAGATAAAAAGACTAGTCTAATTCCCCGAGAAGTGTTTATTGATGAGCTAAAACAAAGTCATCCAAAGCTAGCTTTAAAGATATTAGAAGACCCATGCTCAAATCTTAGAATTGACCAACATATAAATAGTTACAACCATCAAAATATACTTTACCAAGCTGGTAGGGGTTATGGTAAAACATATGCTGCTGCTGCTAGGGTCAGAGCTTTGTGCGATCTTGGTTTTACTTCAATGGCTATGATAGGCGCAACTTATTCAGACTTAGTAACGGTTATGATTCCTTGTCTGATTTCTCTTTTCCCAGAAGAGCACAAGCCCGTATTTAACGCAAAGAATTCAACTGTTTATCTTCCTAATGGTGGAAAGATTTTAACATTTACAGCTGAGCGAGAAGTTCGCGGTCCTAGCGTTCAAGTTCTTTGGTTAGATGAAGTTGTTAGGTTTTGTGGTGGAAATCTTCAAACAAAGGTTTATGACTTTTACAAAACTCTTTCTCTAGCCTTCCGAGGAAAGTCTAAAACACAATACGCGAAACAGCAGATAATAACATCAACTCCTAAAAACTGGAAAATCTTTAGGGATATGAATAAATGGTGTGACGATCCTAATAATCTTGACTGGTATAAGATCGAAGGTTCTGCTTTAGACAATCCTGAAATGAGCGAAGACACCGCTAAATGGATTGAGCTTTACAAAGGAACTCCACTAGAGGCTCAAGAGCTTTATGGTAAATTAGTAACAAGCGATAGTGATTTGCTTTGGAATGAAGAGCTATTGGAAAAAGCCTTTTGTGATACATTACCTCCTAACCTTACTAACTTTACAATAGCATTAGACCCAAACGTTTCAGAGTCGGCTAATAGCGATGAGTTTGGAATAAGCGTTGTTGCTGAAGCCGAATTAATGATTGGCGACAAACCTGTTAAAATCTACTATGTTTTGGGAGACTACTCAGGAAAATACTCTGTTTCAGAATGGACAAACAAAGTTGTTTCACTATCAGAGCAATATTCAACGCGCAGGGTAGTGGCAGAAAAGAATCAAGGCGGAAATATGATAACAGATTGCCTTCATTCTAGAGATAGAGCTCTTCGAGTAGAGCTAATTCACGCTTCTAAATCTAAATTCGAGCGTGCTCAACCCGTGTCTTTTCTTTACCATCAAGGAAAAGTTAGACACTATCACGACAAAAATTCACACACAAATCTATCAGCAATGAAAATATTAGAAAATCAATTGGTTAGCTTTGATGGATCGCCAACAAACAAAGACGATCGTCTAGATGCTATGGTTTGGGCACTTTCTAGCATATCTAATGCAAAGCCTAAAACACGATTGGTGCAACCCTATCGAAACTTATCAGCATTTCCAAGGTAAAATATGAAATACAAATTTCTAAACTCAACTCATGAAAAGTATTGTTACTCAAAGTTGGAAAAGCTCGAATGTCTTTATGTTGGCAATGAAGAGATAAAAGAAAACGCTAGTATGTTCATTAAGCAGAACTTAAATGAGTCAAGAGAAAGCTACAAAGATCGTCTTTCTAATGTCTATTATCGAAACTACTTTGCTCAGATAATCAATTACTATTCTTCTTGCTTGTTCTCAAAAGGGTTTTCTGTTTCCCAAGATTCTAGCGATGAGTTTTATACTAGCTTTGAAAAGAATTGCGATAGACGAGGGACTTCGTTACAAGATTTCATTCAAAAAGTATTTCTTAATTCTCTTGTTTATGGAAAAAGCTATGTAATGTATGACTTTCCTAAGTCGTCCAATCCCCAATCACTACTAGAGCAAGCTGTTTCAGGAGACCTAAACGCTTATCTTTGTCCAGTAAAGAATGAGTGTTTAATAAATTGGAGCAAAGATTCAATAACAAAAGACTTTAAATTCTGTGTGATTAAGAACGTGTATTGCGAACGAGAGTCAATCGACTCGCCTCTTGATACGGAAACACAAGAATTTTCTGTTTGGACAATGGAATCAGGATTTGCAAAACTATCAACCTACAAAATAACATATAAAAAGCACAATCCCCCTAGCGACAATACAGAAATCCCTTTGGTTAGCGAAGTAACAACTTCATTTGCAAGAATTCCTATTCTTTGTCTTAGTCTTGGCGGAACAAATTCAATCGGCTCAATGATTGCCGGACCTTGCGAAGAACTATTCGCTCGTCACTCAACTCTTATAAACGCGCAGAACCGTTCATTAAATGCTGTTCGTTATTATAAAATGGGTCCTGTTGTTACTTCTGACGATTCCATTCCTTCCCATAGTGAAGACGAAGAACGCGGAAAGAAAAACTTACAAGAAGTTCAAGATGCTAACGCTGTTGTTATTGGTACCAACGATGAGCTTGGATATCTTGAACCTAACGGATCTTGTTATTCCATTGTAGATACTCAGCTAAAAGATTTGGTTGATGAGATTTATCGTCTAGCAAATCTTTCTTCACAAAGCGTAAGTTCATCAAATAAAAGCGTTGGTCGAAGCGGGCTTTCAAAAGTAATGGATGCTAGCACAACGGCTAATGTTCTTAGAAGCTATGGTCAAAGCGTTCGTCAGTTATTATCAAAGCTATTAGAGCAAATCTCACAAGCCAGAAGCGAGGATGTTAGCTTTGTTGTTTCTGGTCTTGATGATTTTGATATGCATAGCCGAGAACTGTTACTAGGATACTCAACTGAAATAAACAACCTTGATATTCCCAGTGCTACATTTAAGTCAATCTATCTTGATAAAATGTCTAAGATTGTTCTTGACAAACTAGATCCCGATACTTCTTCAAAGATTAGCGAGGAGATAAAAGCTAGTGTTAGTTTAAATGGTCATGAACCTAGAGAGTCTTTCGTCATTACAGAATCAAATCAAGGCGAATAATAAATGGACGAAGAAGAGAAGAAAATAACAAGTGAGTTAAAAGCTCAAGAGAAAAAGTCCAAAAAAGAACTTTTGCTTTTGCTTTTATTCTTGCTTGGTTCCTCAAAGCCTCAAGCGTACAAGCTAGAAAAGCTTAGAACTAAAATAGCCACTCTTCCAAGTGTTGGTGCAAATGTGTTTGAGCAAGATTCAAAAACGCTAAGCGTGACCAATCTTCCTAAGATAGCCTCAAACCTTTTGGTTCTTGCTCAAGCAAAAGCTCTAGCAACTACTTCAAAAGTCGATCTTGTAAAGGCAGTAATTCCACGTGTAGAAGTGATAACATCAACGGAAATATTCTCAGGTTATAACAATGCTGTTGTTTTGAACTTACCAAAAGAATCACTGGTTCGTTACTCAGCAATGCTAGATGCTTGTCCAAGATGTCTTCCATTGAATGGAAATATCTATAAAATAAGCGAAGCTCCATCCCTGCCTCAGCATCCGCGCTGTAAATGCGTGTATGTCCCTTTATGAGAACAGCTAATAATTAATCATGATGTTGTTGAATTAACAACAAAGGAACCTCAAAATGTCTAACGATATTTTATCAAGCGAAGAGACTAGCGCTGTATCTGGTCAAACTATAAGTGAAGCAAACACTGAAAAATCAGCTCCGAAATATGTTACGCTAGAAGAAGTTGAGAAACTAGTAGAAATCAAAGCAAATAAAATTGCATCTATTAGAATCAACGAATTTAAATCTAAAATGACTCCTCAAGAACCAATGCTTAGCCCGCAAATAAAAGCAGATTCAGCTAGAATAAAAGATCTAGAAGAAGCTCTTTCTAAAATGCATCAACAAGCTAAGTCATCAAAGCTTGATTCCATCCTATCCGAGCATCTATCGAGTGTTGGTGTTACCGATGCGCGTGCTCAGACTCTAGCAAAAACATTTCTTAAGTCGCAGAATTTAGTCGATTATTCAGAAGAACACGGCGCTTTCTTTAATACTTCAGAAGGACCACTTACCATCGACTCAGGTTTATCTCAGTGGGTCGATCAAAATAAATTCTTACAATCTCCAAAACCAATAGCAGGCGGCGGTTCTGTTCCTTCTGTTTCTAATCATGGAAACAAGAAACAAGAAAGTCTTTTTGATGCTATTGGAAAACTAGCTTCAAAATAAGGAAATAAAAACATGCCTACATATTTAACCTCAGATATCTCTTCACTTCTTCCTGCTAAGTTTGACAAGGGTCTAAGCAAACAGTTTAACGCTGCTTGTCCTTTACTTAACGCTCTTTCACAACGCGGTCGCGTTCGGTTTGATGTTGGTCAAGGTGTATATTTCTCACTTGAATGTTCAGGTGGAACTATTTCTAACGTTTCAGAAGGTGCTGATTTTGCCGCTTCTGCTAATGGTGTTTCAAAATCTGCTTTCCTTCCTTGGGGTATTTTCCAGGGAGCTATCGAGATTTCAGACCTTAGCCGTTCAGCTGCTAGAACTCAGGGTAGCCCGTTCGGCGATCTTCTCGGTGATAAATTAGGTAGTCTTGCTTCTTCAATGGGCAAAAAGATTAATGACCAGCTCTTTTCAGGAACAGGTTCAAATCAGATCGTTGGTCTTGATACTGCTCTCGGTGTTGGTACTTATGCTACTGTTCTTCGTGCTTCTGACCCTGATGGTTATTCTTTCCAAGGTAATCTTGTAGCTAATGGTGGCACTGGTCGCGCTCTTACTCTTGATCTTATGGCAACTGCCGAAAGAACTAACTTCGCTTCTTCGAACAAATCACCCGATCTTATCGTAATGAGCCCTGTTGATTTTGCTCGTTATGAGAAACTAGTTGTTCAGACCAATGGTTCTTTCCAATTTGGTCCTACTCCTATTTCAAACGCCGATGGTGGTGCATTAACCCTAAGCTACAAAGGTATCCCTGTTATCCGTGATAACTCTGCTACCACTGGTTCAATATACTTCCTTCATACCCCATCACTTGAAGTTGTATATACTAACGCTATCGTTGATGATGCTGTTCAGGCTGCTATGTTAATGGGCGATTCTGGCGAATCAACTGGTATCGTTGTTGATATCTACCAGTCTGCTCGTGTTGGTACCAAAAAGAAATTAGCCATGAATGCTACTGTTCAGCTAAAAGCTCTTCGCCCCAACGCTTGCACCATACTCAAAGACATCAACGCTTAATAACAGTAAAACAATACCCATGGGGTTTGTTATACCCATGGGTTTTATCTTAGGAGAATCATGTTAAGTAAAGCCGATAAAATAAGAATGTCAATTTATCTTGGCATGAGTCTTGGTGACTATGCTGTTTTTACAGGAACCAAAGAGTTTGAAAATGACGCTGATATCGTTTCTGCTGTTGTAAAAACACTAGACGACCTTGATTTAATTTCTGATAAGCTCCAAGAAATATCTTTACAAGGAAACGCTTCAAAGGTTGATGAGATTGTTGTTAAGCAAGCTCATGCAATAGCCTTGCTTTCTATGCAAGGAAGAAAACTAGTAAAGAGATTAACAATGCTAACAAACATAGATAAGTGGAGCGATTGTTTTTCTTCATCAACGGAGTTTGCTCCTCCTATGTATCGCCGCGGGTTTCAATGAGCTTGGTTGGCTCGCTCCTTCCCATGGTCGATGCTCTTCGGGGTTACGCTTCAACGTTGGGAGCTCGCCCGTATTCAATGACGGTCGTTCAAAGTGTGGGGGGAGGGGATTACCTTTTCGATCCCGACGCTCCGATAACCTCAACATCAACAACAATTTCTTGTAATTCCTTTGCTCCTCATATTGTTAATACTTCTTCTAAGTTTGCAATGAGTGATAAGAACACAAGAGAAATGTATTGGAAGGTAGTCCTTACTCCTAAGTTCGATGGAGGCGGATTTGAGTTACCAGAAAATACAAATAACTCAAGCTGTCAATACATAATCAAGGGTCCTAATCTTTGCTCAACTGGTATCGTTTGCTCTCTTGTTTCTTGCGAACAAACAGCCACAAAAGTAACTTTGATTCTGCGATCTTCTGGAAAGCAAGCGCCATGATTGTTAATGTAAATACTGCTAGAGTTAGAGCTAGAATGAGAACATTAACGAACGGCGTTGAGAACGTTGCTTCTGAAATGATTTCAACATTGGCAGAAGTGCAACAAACAAATGCTAAGTCTTCCAAGCTTTTCAAAACCCATTCGCCTAATGGTGGTTTGCGAGCGAATATTATCATCGAGAAAATGGAGCGATTTACCTCAACGGTAAAAGCAAATAAGTTTTATGCTGTCTATGTAGAAAAAGGAAATGGCAAGCCTGGTGATTATATTTATCCAGTAAGAGCCAAAGCTTTGAGGTTCGTAATTAATGGAGAGTTGGTTTTTAGAAAGCGTGTTAAAACTTCTGCTCCTCGTCCATTTATGGGAACAGCATTTGAACTTACAAAACGATTCGCTCCTTCTTATCTAAACTCTAGACTATCAAGATTCGTAAAGGATGGAACATGAACGATCTGTTAAATATTGGATTGCTTAGTTATCCATTTGAAAATAAACTTCCTGGTGTTAGCTTTCTAAAACACAACGATCCTGGCTTATATGGTTTTGTTCGTTTCCTAGAAGCGATAGCAACGTCTCTTGTTCTTCCTAATTACATTGCTAACTTAGATTTGTTAGAGTCCAAAAGCTTGTTAGGTGATTTAGCATTAGCCGATGGTTATCGTTTCTTTCAAAGTGTTATTCCTTATAGCTTGTCTGATTCGTTTGATGTAACCAAGCAAGCCTTTCCGTTCCTTAATATCGAAAAGACAGGCTCAGCAGTTGTTTATAACAGATACGGAAAACAAGTTGTTCGTTCATCGTTGGTAGCAAACGCTGTTCTTGCTCCGATGGATGTTAGACAATTCGCTGTTCTTAACCATACTCTAGACCATATCGCAAAGTCGATTAACTCTGTTATTTTAATTGGTGAGTTTTCAGACTTTGACGGAATAACAAATTCAACAGGAATTGACTTAATTACATTAGGTCGATCTGATTTTGGAAGCTTTAGACTAAGCGATAAAGCAAACGTGTTTATGCCGTGTTGCTCAATGACCTTTGAAATGGACGAGGTGATATCGTTCTCATCAACAAACACGTCAGAAATTCCTGGTGTGATAAAAACCGCTTATCAATTATCTAGTATCTTAGATGACGACTTAAAACTATTCGACCAGCATGTCGATTTAAATGGATAAAATGAACAAAATTACGATACAAGTTGTTACCTCAGATTCGGCGCATGTTGTTGATTTTGAAGCTATGAATGTTGGCGTTAGACGATTTATAAACAGAACTTATGTTAATGGTGTTTGGGTCAAAGATTCAGAACCATCAACTGTTTTTAAAACCCCCGATATTCTAAGAGCTATTGAGTGCAAAGATCTATTAATCTTTGTTGCTCCTAAACAAACAGAGAAAAACATAAAGGAATAAAATGGCTATATTAGATCCGTCAAACGCAACTCCGAAACTTGCTATTAATGTAAGTTTCCAAAAAGGTCCGTCTTCAAGTGGTAGCTCTGATTATTCTATTCTATTAATCGGAAATAAATTAAGCTCAGGAACAGGGACCGATGCAACTCTTTATGGTCCTCAAGATATGAGTTCTGATAGCGATGCGGCTGGTTTATTTGGGCGCGGAAGCGAATTAGCTCTTATGGTCAAAGACTGTTTAGCTAAAAACAAAAAATCAACTGTCTATGCAATGAGCGTTGCTGAGGGTGTTTCTTCTACTGTCGCAACTGGTACAATTACCTTTACTTCTGCTGCTACTTCTAACGCTACTGTTACTGTTTGGGTTGGTTCAAAAACAGTAAGCTTTGGTGTTGTATCAGGTGACGCAATTGCTGTTCAAGCCGCTGCTTGTGCTGCTGCTATCACTGCTAATGTTGATTTACCTGTTACAGCTTCAGCTTCTCTAGGTGTTTGCACAGTAACATCTAAAAATAAAGGTCTAAGATCAAATCTTATAAAGATTTCAGCCAAAGCTTCTAATAGCTATGGCACCACGATTAGCCCTTTAACAATGACCGCGCTAACAGGTGGAACTGTTCAGGATTCACTAGCCGCCGCTTTAGCTGTGATTGTTGGACAGCGTTTTTACTCAATCGTTGTTGCTCAGGATGACGCTACTAACTTAGGCTTGCTAAAAACTCATATCGCTAGCTTAGAAGATCCAATGATTGGACTTCGCCAGCGTGGTTTTTGTGCTAGCGTTGATACCGCTGGTAACGCAACTACTGTTGCTATCGGTCTTGATGACGAAAGACTTTGCCTTGTTTGGCAAGGTGGAAGCGATTGCTTACCGCGTGAATTAGCTGTTGATGTTGCTTCACAGATTTGTCTTGCTGAAATCGGAGATATTCCTGTTTGTAACTTTAATGGTCTTCAGCTAAGTCTTCCTGTTCCGCGTTCAAAAACCAAACCCACACCCGCACAAATCAAAGCTGCTTTAAACAATGGCATTTCCCCTATTGATTGTGATGTTGTTTGGTAAATGTTTTCTAGTAAAGGCAATTACCACTAGATCGACAAATGGTCTCGGAGCTTCTGATTATCGAGTTCGTGATCTTCACAAAGTATTTATCTGTGATAAACTAGCTGATGATCTTGCTGCTAGATATTATGATTTCTTCCAAGGTAAAAACGTAGCGGACGATCCCCTTCCTAATCAGCCCCCCGTTCCTGGTGCCGTTTGCCCGCGAGACGTTAAGGCTATGATTTTCTCTGTGCTCGATACTTACTCAGCTCGTGGATTAATTGAGCAGGTGCAAGCATCAAAAGACCAGCTAGTTGTTACTCGCCCTTCTGGCAGCAACGCTCTAGAGGTTACACTTAATGTTGATGTTATCAACGTTCTTGATCAAGTTTCCATTCAACAGAATCAGGTAGGATAATATGGCTAGCGAATTTAAAAAGTATTCTAACGTAACAGTTGCTATCAATGGAACTTTAAGCGCTCAAGCGACTTCCATTCAATTAACCCTTTCCTCAAATGATCAAATGGTCAAAACGATTCTTCTTGGAATGGCTGGTTCCACTGAGGGTGCTAAGACTTGTGAATATTCAATCGACTTTGTTATTCCCAGTTCTGGTTTCGAGGTTAATTTCTCAAAGCTATTAGCTGTTTCTGAGACTGTTAGTCTTGAGTTTAGAGTTGGTGGTAACGTATGTGTTCTTACGGACGCCGTTATCCAAAGCTCACAACTTAGCTATGCTGTTGATGGAATAACCAGTCTTTCCATTAGCGGGTTCTCAAGCTTTAGTCAATTCGATTAAGTTCATAATCGAATTTAAAGCTTATATTCTTGCATGTTAATGCGAGGCGAAAAGAGAAAGTCTCCTTCTCTGATTAGCTTCGCATTAACTTTGTGGAGACAAAATGAACCAATCAAACCTAAGCGACGAAGAATTATTTTCACTATACATTGAAGAGCAGAAGTATTCAGAAGTAGTAGAGCTTCCTAGAAAACCAGGCAAAACTATTATGAAAGCCGAGGTTTTTGAGCTAAAAGAATCTCAAGCAAAAGAAGCAAAGGTCTCTGCTATGAAACGTGTTGCTAACGATCTCGGAGTTCCTATCACTTCTATTGATGAAAATAACAGCCTTTATGTTTCTGAGCTTTACAAGGAATGTGTTGTTCGTACATTTTATTATGTGAATTCAAAGCAAAGAATGTTTAGCGACCATGCTAGGCTTAGTGAGTATTTTTCATCTGACGATATTTACATGATGTATTTATCTTATGCAAATGCTCAAGCTAATGCTAGCAAAGTATTTTCTGTTACCTCGACTAGCGACGATGGAGACGGAAGCGTTTTTGAAAAGCTAAAGAATGGAGCGTTAGAACCTAAGCATTTTTTAGAACAATCTTCGCCGGTGAGTATCTTAACCCTGTTGAATATTTTTCTAGACCATATGAAGAAATTAGCGAACGACAACTCCTCGCTTACTTATCAGCTATCTGCGCTCACAAACAAAACAACTCAATCGACAAGCTTAGTAACTTTAAATACGAGCGAAAGCTCGAAGTAATAAAACCATTGGAAAAGTCAAGCGAAACATTTGCTAAACTTTACGAGCTTTACAACAAAGGTTAAAAATGGCTGATGCACAAGAAAATGTAGTTGTAAGATTCATGGCTGTTGATGTTGATAAAGTAAAAGCTAGCTTTGCTACCGTGGAAGATTTATGCGCAAAGCTAGAGAACAGAGTTGCTAAACTTGTTAAAACATCATCAACAGCCGCTTCTAGTTCCACTAAGAGCGTTGAAACAAGTTCAAAGGAATTGGAAAAGAGCTTAGATAAAGCCACTAGGGTTGTTGATAAATCTGCTAGAGAACAAGTCAAGGCTGTTGAGAAAGCCGAACGAGATAAGCAAAAGGCGTTTGAGAAAACTCAAAAAGTACAAGAGAAAATAAACGCCGCGATTGTAAAGAATGCTCAACGAGCAGGCAATGAAGAAGCAAAAGCGATTAAGAAAGTAAATGATGAACGAATAAAAGCAGAACAAAAAGCAGCTGCTAACGTTTCTAAATCAAGACGTTCGTTAATTGGTGACACTGGTTCTCATGCAATGGGAACGGCTGGTAGGGTTTTAGGAGCAGCTGGTAAAATAATCGGAGCTGGTTTAGCTGTTGGTGGAGGTTTTTCAGCTGTTGATTCTGTTCGTTCTGGAATGGCTGCTGATTTGTCCGCTCGTCAAATGAGCAACGATTCTACCGATGGACAAGGAAAGGGAAGATTATCTGTTACTGATATTAGAGCGCGTTCAGCTTTAGCATCAAAAGCTTCTGGTAGGTCCGAAGAAGATATTATTGCCGGAATGAGAACAGTACAGGCTAAGAATGGTAATTCGCAAGTAGCTCTTGATTCCATGGGAAGAATGGAAAATGGAAAACTAGTAGGCGGATTAGATGAGTTTGCTAACTCTTCTGGTGTCGATATTCAAACAGCAGCGGATTTGTATGGTAACATTAGCGCTTCTCAAAAAGGTTGGGACCATAAGAAGATTATGGGAAGCATGAGAGCGATTCATGGTGCTTCTAAACAAGGAACAGTTGAGGCGGGTGCAATGGCAACGCAAGGCGCTAAATTATTTGCTTTGAGCGATTCCATGGGAGGATCTGCTGAAGATAACATGTCTTATCTAGCCGGAATGTTAGAACAAACGGCTGTTTCTACTGGCGGTGACGCGGCTTCAGCTAGTACGGATAGTAAAGATTTCTTTGAACATATGTTTAAGAACAAGGCAAAAATGGATCCTCGTGTCAAGTTGCGAGATTCAGAAGGAAATAAATTAAGTGCTTCTCAAATAAGAAGAAACTTTCATGAGGTTTATGCTGGCAGAGAAGATGAAGCAATGAAAGTTGTTGGTGTTCAAGGTGGAGTTGCCTATCAAGCTGCTGAGAATATCAGAAAACAAGGTTCTAAAGCTTATAGAGAAAGAAAGATAGCTGAACTTGGGGACGTTGCCGGTAAGAAGTTTTTATCTAGTACAGGTGGTAAAAAAGAAGAAGCTGCTGCTGGCATGAAAGCTTTTGATGATGAGCAGAAAAAATATCAAGATGCAATCGTTAGTGAAGGCGAGCAACGAAAGAACGCGGCGCTAGTTATGGAATCAACAACCAAGCGATTGGATGTTGCTATGAACAACATTAAACTAATCGTTGGCGAAAAGATGGTTCCGGCATTTGAAAAGATGTTGCCCGAACTAGAAAAGATGATTCCTACAATTGGAAAACTTGTTTCCAATATCGCTTCCGTAGCAAATTGGATTGCTGAAAATCCCTTTAAAGCTGCTATCGTTGCTTGCGGTGCTCTAATGTTAAAATCACTAGGCGAGGCTTTTGCTGTCTCTAAGATTAAGTCATTGTTAAGTGGTGGTGCTGGTGGAGGAGTTACGGGAACCCCTGGTGCTGGTGGCGCTGGTGGTGGTGTTCTTGCTGGTGGATTAGCAATTGTTGCGGGTGCGGCTGTTATAGGAATGGCAGCGGGAGAAGGTATTAATGACGGTACCAAAAAAGTTGTTGATGCTAATAACACTGCCAGAAATGCCTCGCTAGAAAACTCTTCACTTGAGTCTCGTGTTAAAAACGGGACAGCAACACCAGAAGAAGTCGCTAAGTTTAAGAAAAATCTACAAGCAATGAAGTCTGAACAAGGAAAAGGTGTAACCGATGACCTTGGTTCTGGTTTTATGTCCGGGGCAACAGCTGGTATTAATAATCTAATTGATGGAAAGGTAACGGTTGGAAACGTCGCTTCCGTTCTTCCTCAAGTGGCTTTAATAAGGGGCGTTGTGCAAGGTGTTCAAGAAGCTGTTACTGGTAGTACGGTTAGAGGAAATTCAAAAGACATTGACGCGTCTATAAAGAGCGGTGAAACAGCATTGTTATCTTCTCAGGATAAAATGGTATCTTCTCTTGATAGAGTCGCGCAAATACTAGAAACCTCTATAGGTGCGGGGAAAAATACCGATGGTGTTCCACCAATGTTAGCTAGGGAATAAAACATGAGCAAACCAAATACATTTGATTTTTTCCAAGAAGCAAGTTTAGGTGGAGTGGCTTTTCCCATGTCAAGTTGTTCTGTTAATTTTAGTCAAGGAACGGCTGAACATAAAATATTAGACAAAGATGGTAGCTTCTTTGAAATGACCGGAAGCGAGCCTGTTAGTTTTTCAATTAGTGTTCCTGCTTTTGATACTATTAGATCGGGACCAAATGAATCATGGAAACAAGGAACTGTCTTTTCAATCGTTCTTCCTAAGATAAGAAAACTATACAGAGAGAAAAAAGATATTGTTTTCTCTCACCCTTACCTTGGTGATTTTAATGTGTTGATAACAGAAATGAGCGAGAGTCTTACCCCTGATATCCGTTCTGGTGTAGAGGTTTCAATCACATTAAAAGAGCAAACACAATTGGACAGCGTTGTTAATTCACTTGATAACTTTTCTCTTTCTGGTTTGGAAAGTTATTTCAATGTAATCAACTCTATTATTGCGAACATTCCAGAAGTTGATTATCCGCTTCCTAAAAAGTATTGTGCAAGTTTGGGCGATAGCATTCGAGCGGTTCAAGGTGTTGCTGATAAAGCAGAGTTCCTTACTCAAAAAGGCTCTATCATGTTGGATAGAATAAAGGAAAACTGTGATAGTCTTCACGACTCTGTTGTTAGAATAAACAACGTGACCTTTGCTCCTGTTCTTACAAAGATAAATCAATTACGATTAAGCTCGTCAAAGACAAAGAAAAAGATTGTTACCAAAAGCGATAAGCGAATCAAAACAAAAACAATCCTAGTTCCCTCAACGATGTTGTATCTTTCAAAAGACTTAAAAACATCTATGAGTGATATGATTCGTTTGAATATTGGATTAGTTGGAAATAAAATAATTCCAGCCAATACTCAGGTAACTTACTATGGTTGATAAGGTAGAGTTAGAAATTAAGATTGGTGACTTTGTGTTGTCAAACATTGATGACTTTTCAATGAGCGATGATTTTGGAGCTGCTGCTGTTAGTTGTGACTTTTGTGTTGTTACGAATCTAACAGATTATGCAAAGTACATTGACACTAGTAAATTGGTCACTGTCTATTTCGACGGAATCATAAGATTTACAGGAGCAATTGATAAAACAAGTATCACTTCTTCTGATTCTGGTATGCGTTGGCGTTTTAATTGTAGAGATTTAGTTGCTCAATTGGCGGACCATTACATGGATCCCACAACCAAGATGAGTAAAGACGATACGATTATTTCAGCTGTCAAGAAAGCATTAGACTCAGCTGGTTTTAAATTTGATATTGAAGAAGACGATGCTAATGAGGCTAACATTATTACTGGAAAGAAAATAGGTTATCGTCAAAGAGCAAAGACATTTAGAGGTAAAATAAAAGAAGCGAAAAAGTCAATCGAAAAAGATTTAAAAGCACAAGAAGGGGAAGGGTGCTTTAAATATATTGATAGGATTTGTAAGAATGATGGTTTGATTTGTTGGTCAAATGCCGCTGGTAACAAGTTGTTTATCTCAACTCCTACCTTCGATCAAGAGCCATTATATTTGTTCGTGAGAAAGATGGATGGACAAGGAAATAATTTAAAACAAGTTGATGTTAGTGTTGATTTTGCTAGCCAACCTGCTTTTATTCTTGGAGAAGCAACCTTTACACCAAGTGCAAAACCTTCAAACGAAGCGGGAACACCAGCGCCAGGATCTCCACAAAAGGTTCCTTCTAAAAGTGTTACCAACAAAGTTATTTGCGTAAATGAATTTGCTGGTTACAAACGAGAAAATGGAAAGATAATAGAATATCTTGATAGCGTTGCAAGGGTTATTGCTAGCAAGAAATCAAACGGCGCAAATGTATTAGAGTCAAACGTTGAGCTTGGTAATAGCGTTAGTGGTGTATTGTTTAGAAAGAACGCTTGGAATGCACGAGCTGTTTATTACAAAGACAGTTCTTGTCAAACAGAAGATCAATTGATTTACTCAGTTAAAAGAAAAATGGCAGAAGCTCAGAGCAAATTCTTTTCATATGAATGTTCTGTTGCTGGATTTAAAAACAATGGAGCTTTCTTAGCTAACAACACAGTGGGAACAATTGTTGATGAGCGTTTGGGTATTCGTGGGGATTATTGGGTAAAGGCTGTTAGGTTTTCTTATTCAAAAAGTTCTGGACAATCAACAACTGTTACGCTAGTTCCCAAATACTGCTACTCAATATAAGGCATGTTGATAGGAGACAAATATGATTAGACTTTATGATGTAATATCTTCATTCCGAGATAAGGCTACGAACATGTTAAATGTTAGCGTAGGCGACTTGCTTGGAAAAGAAGTTTCAATTGATAATGTTATTTCTGGTTTTGGTCCTTTTGGAATAGCTAGCATTCCAGAAGAATCAACGGCTGATTCAGCTTGTGAGGTTTTGGTTTCAGAGCAAGCAAACGAAAGTTATGCTATAGGCTTCAGAAGCTCAAAACTATTAACTGAAATAGGAAAACTGGTTCCTGGTGAATTGCTATTGTTCAATGCGTTTGGTTGCAAAATAGCTTTGAAGAAATCAGGAAGCATTACATTAATGACAAAGCTAGACGATGGTTCGATAAACCAATTCACAATAGGAAAAGCTGGTTTGCAATGGCTTTGCCCGTGGGGTTCAATAAATTTTGATAAAGATGGTTTTAGAGTTCGCCACGGAAATGCAAGCTTTATTCTTGGACAAATCGGGGGAATATCTGTTCCCGGTTTTTCTGTTGATAATTACTGTTCTATTTCTTGCGACTCAATAACATTAAATGGAAAATGTAATTTAGGTGAGAGCGCTTCTGGAATCTATGCGCCTTGTGCTTTCGTTATAACACCAACCGTTGCTGGTGCCCCTGTTGTTCCTCCTATTGGTGGAACGGCAACTTCTTCCGTTTATGTAGCGACTGGAATATAATATGAGTGATTGTATCGATATCCCCGATTTACCTTTGTTTCCGTTTCCTGATGGTTTAAGCATTCCAACATTACCAACGATATCATTTGGAGATATCGAGGCGTGTTGCATTATTCTTGTGCCTAAGATTGAATTAAAGATACCTCTAGCCTTGCCTTCTGCAATACAAATAGGACTAGCAGCCTTAGTTGATAAACAAATAAAGCTGCTAGAGGCGTATTACGCTTATCGGGATTTGCTACCAACGTGTCCGATGGAATAAGATTAACGAGATTTGAAGTTGATAATTCTTGAAACAGTGGGTTGTGTAATATCAATAAGAGCTGCTATCTCGTACTGAGTAAAGCTTTTGCTTTTGTACATTGCACGGATTAGAGTTACTTCGTTATCTTTGATTGTGCAATGACCGTTTTTCTCTCCTGAAATCTTGTAACCTATTCCTTTGAGACCTTGCCCGCCATCATTGATGTTTAGTACGGTTGATTTGGAGTTTCTAAAAGCGCTGATTAATTTGGTTTCTGCTGATTCGGCTTCTGCTCGTGTAGCAAAACGAGCAACTTCTTCAATGTGCAAATAAGAATCAGGAGTTGTTGATATTTCCTGGTAAAGAGGATGGCTTGAGGTTTTCTTTGAGTTAGCAGCGCTTTTGTGAGCAGAGAAACGCTGTTGTAAAGTAAGACCAGTAACACCAACATAGATGGAATTAGTAAAGTTGTTGGTAATTACATAAGTTGAGAAAGTTTTCTTAGTCGATTTGATCATTTTGTTTTCCAATTGTTTAAAGTGTTTGGTCTTATTAGCATTAGACCTACATACTTATATGTTGTTATGCATACTTTCATGGAAAATATTTAAACTAATTTCTTGACATGTAGAAATGAGCACTATTTTTCTTGGAGCGGGACTAAGTTCGGCTGGTTTTTCATCGGCTGGATATGGTCAAGTTGTAACAAGTGATAGTTTTGTTGTGCAAAAAGTAACAGCTAACACGATCGATCCTGATTCAAAGGATTTTGTGTTAGGAGAAAAAGGTTTTGAGCAAATTGATAGCCTAACAAGTCTTGTCTATCTTAGGTTAGCAACTGTGATTGGAAGTTCTGGCGATTTTAATCTGGGAAATTCAATCGGCGAAATGAAAACCTTTGGCACGAATTCAAAGTTTGTAGTGGAAAACAAAATAATTAACTGTCTAAAAGACTTGAGTGATTTGATTGTTGTTGATGATATCAATGTTAGCTTTGTTGGTCAGAGCATGAGCGTTCAGATTGACTTTACGAACATTGAGAACAACACAAGTGGGAGAATAAATCTATGAGCGTTCCTAATCCTGATGAAATTCTATTTAACTTGCTTTCTGATTTGGAAGCAGGGTTTGCTAAAATAGGAAGCGAGGTTCCTTTAAATCCAGGATCTCAGCTTTATGTTATTGCAAATGCATTTTCTAATTCTCTTGCTTCAGCATTTGCTAATCAGCAAGTATTGTTTGACAACGCCTTCGTTGAAAGCGCTACGGGAGAAGACCTAGACCGTCACCTCGTTTCATATGGGTTGAGCAGAAGGGGAGCGGTAGCCGCTCTAGGTAGCTTCGTTCTCACCAGCGCGTTCCCGACCAACGTTGCGAACGGTACGGAGCTCATTGCGTCATCGTCCGGGGAGATTTTTCAGGTGGTCAATCCCGGGGTGAAAGCAAACGGCGATCGGATTTCGATCGTTGCCAAGAATCCCGGACCGGGGGGCAACCTTAAGGAAGGGACGATCCTCAAGTGGAGCACTGTTCCCGCTGGTGTTGCTCCTTCTGTAACGCTCGTTACGCCCTGTTCAGGTGGTGCGCCGAGTGAGACCGATGCGCTTTGTAGAGAGCGTTTAAAACAAGTATTAGGGAACTCTCCTTCTGGTGAGAATTGGGCAGAGATAGCTAAACAGTCTGAGAGTTTTTCAGATCTTGTTCAAAAGGCTTTTGTCTATCCTTGTTATTCTGGTCCTTCTACGTGCTTAATATCTCTTATTAGCTCTCCTAATCTTGTTACCAAATCTCGCGTATTAGACTCATCAACTTTAAATTCTTTACAAAATGCAATAGCTTCAAGTGTTTTGGTTGGAAATGATGTTGTTGTTAGAAGTGTTGAGGATGTTGGTGTTGATATTGGGTTTATTCTTGATGCTCCTGTTTATCCCTCAAAGGTTGGGTTTGTTGATATCAATCCATATCCTGTTGTTGCAACTGGTGAGAGCGTTTGTAAAGTAACTTCCGTAATCTCTCCTACTTCAATTGTTGTTAAGTCAAAGACTGGTTCTAGTCCGGTTAATCTTTTGACTTCGGTTTCTTGGATTGACTCAACCTTTGTTGTTCGAACAGCTGTTGTTGTTTCAAGCTCGATTGTTGGCGACCTCCATACTTTGGTTTTAGATAGTCCATTTACAGGAGTCGCAATAAACGATGTTATCTTTCCATCGCTTGTGAATTGCGATAAGTATCTAGCCTCTGTATTAGATTGGTTCTCAACTGTTGGTCCGGGTGAGGTTACTTCAAGCGTTCTTCGCGCATTAAGAAAACCGTTGCCTAGCAATAGTTTTCCATCTTCTATTGATGGTTCTCTATTAAAGAAGCTAGTTGAGAATCATGTTGAGATAAAGCAAGCGGATTATTGCTTTAGAAGCTCAACTACTCCTAGCCTTCCTTTACTAATAAACAATCCACCTAAAATATTCATCCCTAGAAAACTAAGCTTTTACCCTAAGAAGGATTAATCTATGCAAATTCCCGACGTAATAACTTATGACTTTTTAGGTGGAGACCGTGTTGATAGATATCCTCTTTCAAATCCAACAACTGATTTCTCTTCTGAACAATTAAACACTGCCCTTTGTGGTGTTTCTATGATGAGCCGAACGGCTGTGAAAGCGCGAGCTGTTGTTAGCATTCAAGCTGTTCCTGTATTGAGTAGCTATGAAAGTGTTTGGAAAGCAAAAACACCTAGTCTTCCTGTTGTTTCTAGAATAGGAACGGGACAGATTTCTCTAACATTTCCTGTCTCTGTATTGGATGAGAGAAGTGTTAGTCATGATTTGAATTTAAAGTTTGGCAACGCAAATATCGTTTCAAATGGTGTTGGAATAATAACTGTTAGCGTTTCTGCTAATGTTGTTACTGTTTCTTCTTACTCGCTAGCTGGTTCTCTTTCTGATTTAAGCAATGTTGTTGTTTGTGTAGAGGTTAGCTAAATGGTTTTTAGAACAGGCGATACTTCTCCTGAATATGCAATAGGCGAATCTATCCAAAACAATTTAGGCTCAGCTTTTTCTAGTGACCCTGAAACGTATATTGGAGTGATTTGTTGGGCATTCGGCAGGGCAATCAATGAGGTTTTTGAGGGTGCTGAGCGAATGAATAACCAATCCAGACCCTTAACGATGACATCTAGATTAGACATCATTGAAAAGTTTATTGGATTTACAAATTCAAAGGGAACAACAGATCAAGAGCGAAGAGAAAAGCTTGATCGACTATATTCTAGATTCGTCAATCCTCCTAGCGTTGGTAATATCACCGACTATCTAAAGTCTATATTGGACGATGTTTTCATAGGGGTTTATAAAATATCTCCTGATACTGAAATCAATGGGGTTGGAAATACTGTTGGGCGAATTCCAGGTGGATTAGTAAATGATGTTGTTGATATTCTTGATGGATCTTGGAGTTCTCCCTTGAGCTTTATTCCTGTTAGAGTATGGAATCCTAGAAACCATTACAATCAAGAGTCCTACAGCTTTGTTGATTTCTTTAAGAAATGCTTTTCTTGGAAAGAAGAGTTTGATTCTTATCTTCCTGCTGGTGTTGATTTTGACTTTTATTGTCATGTCGAAGATGGTTATGGAACTGTTAGCGGCGCACCTGGTTCGATTGAAATAACAGGTGTTGGCACTTACTTTATTACGGATGTAAGTCCAATGCTTCCTGGTGACGAGCTAGAAATTATTGCTGATAATGATGTTCGTTTAAATCTTATTGTTGATGAGGCTGTGAGTAACACGTTGCTAAGGGTTGTTGTTCCCCCCGGTTATGTTTTCACAAATGCAAAGTATATGCGGTGTGGAATATTTCTTGACACCGATGGAATCATAGACCTAGCAGCCTTTAACGAATAAAAACAAATTAATATGGAGATCTAAATGAGTTTAACGAAAATAAAGCCGGCTGGATTCACAGTAAAAGAGCGGCTCAAAAGTTTGGATTTAAATGCAATTGATGCAAACATTGAGAACGCTGTTGATAAGCGAGCTGGTCAAAGTGACACTGTTTTAAGTAATTTAGAATTTCAAGGCGACATTTATCTTACTGAAGATTCAAGTTTTACGATACAGCAGGAAGCCGTTGTTCTTCTTCCAATTGGAAATCCCGCTTCTACATTAAGCGTTAGAGACGGAGGAAACCTAACGATTTCAAGCGATGCAAACGTTATTGTAAATTCGAACGCAAACATAAATATGAATGGCACTTCCACCATGACGATTTATGAAAATGCAAATCTTACTGTTGCAAATGCTGGTGGTTTGAGTTTGAGTTTCGCAGGGGCATTAACTACCTCAACACCCGGGGCAATTAAGTTAGGTGGAGGTTCAACGGATTTTATTGCTTTGAACAACCCTAGAACAAGAGAGCATGTTTTCTTTCCTACTGTAGCGGGAGACTTCGATTTATCTGGAGTAACTCCTCGTTGGCGAAACGTAGGAATGCAATATCTTTCAAGCGATGGAATTGGAGCGGCTTTTTATTGTGAAATTCCTGTTCCTGATTACGCACAGGGCGCAACGATAAGTAATGTTTATGCTCAATATGTTAGTTCTCCTCATTCGCCTGGTGTTCCTGCTAGTTTATTCGTAAGAAGAATGCCTTATGGCTCAACTGCTATTGATGAACTAAACGCAAGTCCCGCAGATTTTGCGTATGCTTCTGGCTCTTCTCTCCAAACATTAAACTATACAACTTCTCAGTTTAATGTAATTGACACCTCAGCTTATCGATACTTTCTTTATGTTTTAGAAGAGTATGGTGCTAGCTCAAGTTTCGATCTTACTAAAATATACAACTTCAAAGTTAAATTCTCTAACATAACTAGTTTGAGATTCTAAGGAAAATATGCCTAATCCAAATGTTTATGTAAATTCAATTGACGCAACATCTGGTGTTAATGTTTCTTCCGGCTCAACAGCAAACATCGCTCTCATTGATGGTTCTGGCGTTGGTAGCTGGTCGTTAGAAGTTTGGTCAAGTTCTCCTGACGTTGATATCTCTGCTGTTCAATCAAGCATTGTTATCAATCAACTTGCGAAAACAGCTGTTGTTACTGTTCCTGCCATTGCTTCTGCTGTTTTAATAAAAAGCGTTGTAAATAATGGTGTTGATGTAAATGGAAAAGCTCAAAGCAGTTACACTAAATCCTTTGGTCTTTATGTTTTAGCAGCGAACGGAAATCGTTTGATTGCTGCAAATGAGTCAAGCGAAAGTTCAGCTACTCATGGTTGGATTAAAACACTTGATATTGCACTTGAAGCAATGGGAGCAGGGGGAGGCGGAAGTTTTACAGCAGGCGGAGATTTATCCGGAACTTCATCTTCACAAAACGTAATTAAAATTCAGAATGTTGGAATCACCTCAACTACGCCAACGTCAAGTCAGGCTTTAATATTCAATGGTACCAATTGGGCGCCAACAACCATACCAACACAAAATCCTAGCGTTGGTGGAGATTTGTCAGGAACAGCTTCTTCTGCAACTGTTGCTAAGATAAATGGCTCAACTGTTCCCGCTGGTGGAGCTTTGGTTACTGGTACTGTTCTTAGGGCAACTGGTGTTTCTGCTTTGGGATACGGCGCTTTGGATTTAGCTAACACAAATGCTGTAACTGGTGTTCTTCCTTCTGGTAATTTATTCCAGGCAACAACCGGAACATCTGGCGCTGTAAAACTTGCTGGTGATTTGGGCGGAACAGCAGCCTTACCAACCGTATTAAAAATAAACTCTGCGACCGTGCCTGTTGCCGGAGCGTTGGTTACGGGAACAATTTTAAGAGCGACTGGTGTATCCGCATTGGGATATGGAGCTTTGGACTTAGCCAATGCGAATGCCGTCACTGGTGTTCTCCCTTCTGCTAATTTATTCCAAGCGACTACCGGAACGAGCGGAGCTGTAAAGCTCGCTAAGAATCTTGGCGGAACTGCTGCGCTTCCTACTGTCGTTGACTTGACGATCACTTCCCAGGCAAATGGAAGCATGATTTACTTTAACGGTACAAATTGGGTAAATCTTCCTGCTGGTATAACGAATAAAGTATTAACCGCAAATGGCGCTGGCGCCCCTACATGGAATTCTATTGTTCAAGGAATGACAAATGTTCGTTCAAATGCCTTTTCAATTGACCAGGTTTCAGCAGGCACAAATGCAAAGTCTGAAATTTACCATGATTATTTTACCACAACTTCAAATACACAATACACTGCTAGAACAATAACAATTCCTGCTAGTAAAGCTGCTTTAGTAACTGTGAATTTATGGGGTACTGATGGTTACACAACTTATGGTGGAACAAAGCGAACTCTTCATTCTGTGAAGGCTGGTAAATATTATCGCGACTCAACAGGTGGAGTTATTCTTTCTGGTTTCTCAACGGTTCAAGATCTAACACCAGCATGGGGAGAGTCTCCCACAATAGATTTAAGTTTGGTTATTTCAACAAACGATATCTTAATAAAAGTAACTGGACAATCAACTTACAACGCTAAATGGTCAATGGAGACTTGCGTTAGATTCTTGGACGTATAATGTTCTTCTCATCAACTTTCTTAAACTGTCAAAAAAATGTATTCACGGTTGCTTTTTCTCCGGTGAGTTTGGGAACTTCAAAACTTCGTTTCTGGACTCGCCCTGAATCTCCATCTTGGACAACCTCCGCTCGATCTGTTTTAGAAACAGGAACGGGAGTTATTGGTTCAAAAGATGATGAATCCGGAAATGCATTCCATCTTATTCAAGCAACTTCTGGAATTCGACCAACGCGTAAAGCGAATGGCGGTTTTCTCTGCAATGCGACGGCATTATACACCAACGCTGCTATTGGAGCTTGGTCAGGGGATTTTGACGTTTGGGCAGTTGTTAAATACAACACCATGCAAAACGATTATCGTGTAATGGAAGTAAATTCAGATACAGGACTTGGTCTTTTGCAGGCAACACCCGATAAGGTAAGGTTTTCTGTAGCAAATAGCACAGCTCCTTATGGTTTAGCCTCTGCTACTGCTCTCTCTTCCATTCATATTTTGCATGGTTCAAGAGTAGGAACAACGGCAACCATACAAATTGATAGCGCTACGGCGGCAACTCAAACGGTTACGGGTTCTGCGATTGCAAATACTCCGCTTTATGTCGGTTTATCTTATTTGAGCGGAGTAGGGGCAAACGTTGATCATCATGAGATTGCGGTATGTGCGGGTCTTACTTCCGGCGAGCGTTCAAATATGAATACTTATTTCGCTAACAGATTAAGTTCTGGAATATATTATTAAGAATAGATAAAAAAAGAGGAAAAATGGATCCAATGATATTCAAAGTCTTAGCAAGTGTTTTCGGCTTAGCGATTGGTATCATTGGGTACTTTGTTAATAAGATGATAACAGATCAAAAGAAAGAGACGCAAGATATGAAAGAGTCCATCAAAGATATTGAAAAAGAAGTAAAAGAACTACAGATTCAATTAGCCTCTAACTCTTCTACGACTAGAGAAAAGTTAGAGTCAATATCCGAGAAACTTTGCGCTTTGGCTGGTATTAAAAAGAAGTAAAGGTTGTTAATTTAGCCTTAGAACAATCGCCATTATTTCGGATAGCTTAAGACCAAAGTCTTTTGCTAGCTGAGTCGTGGGAACACCAGCTCTGTCAAGTTCTGCGATTTGGATATCTCTAGAGTATTCTGGTGAATTTTTTCTAGCTTGAAGCTTTAACAGTCGCGTTTTCTCTTGTTCTGTTCTCTCCTGCCTGGTAGATCGAATCATAAATTTATCAATATCGCCAGGAATGCTAGGTTTTACTCTAAAAAAGACAAGATCTGAAATAGCAGAAACTCCAATATTAAACCTATCGGAGATATTTTGAATCGTAAATTCCATTATGTGATAATGAACGCGAATCGATATTATCTCTTCTGTTGATAGTAATGCTATTTTGTTATGCTTTCTCTGCGGTTTTCGCTTTTTGGCTTTCATGTTTTTCTTTTGTGGGGTCGAATAAATTAAAATAGCAATCAAGGTCATTGATTGCTAAGTTAATTCTTTTCAAGGAAGAAGGTCTATGGTCCTTCAATTTAATATGTCTTTATTGCTAGAAAATCTCAAGCCATATAAATAAAAAATCAACCTAATTGGAGTAGGTTGATTTTTCATGCTAATACAATGGACTTAAACAATTTCAAAACATCAAACGAAGAAAACAAGCGCTATCTAGGTCGCTCGTACTTAATATATAACACAGTGTTTAGCTTTAGTCAATTGTTTATTTAAATCAAATGTGTGAAATTCAATTAAATTCGCTATTGGGAAGATGTTTTACAAAAAGAAAAGAACCGATAGGGTTATTTATCGGTTCTTTTGGTGTGTTGTCTCAGTATTTAAGGAGGGATAATCAGTCCCTACCTTAATATATCGTTATTATTTTGATTTCTTGGAAAGTCTATAATTGAAAACACCATTTCCAAAATCACTATCTACTCTTACTTGTTTGGTAAATCCAATTGATTGTCTAACGCTGTCACCTATGTCCATTGCTTCGTCTTTTGTTTTCACACGAGCAAGAACAGTCCAATCACCATCAAAAGGAGGATACATGCAAGGGTCTTTAGCCCAATTTTGAAGGTTAAAATAACTATCCCATACATGTTTATCTAATGAAACGTTGGAATAGATATGCTCTGAGTTGTCGTTTTTACGAATGAATACACGGTTTTTATATTCACCAACGGTTCTTAGGCAAAGATAAATCGTGTATCCTGGATTTTTATCCGAGTCTCCGAAGCATTCCTCTACTTTAGCGGCGTAAATCATTTGTAAGTAATTCATTCTGATAATTCCTTTTCTGTTATGTTAATGTTATGGATGCCAGAAGATTCTCTAGCAATTTCAATTAGTTTAGGGTGCAATGGAGAGTTTGTTATAAATCCATCGTGGCAGAGAACGCCAACCCCTACACCATAGCTTGGGGCTGCTGCTACCATTGTCGATATGATTCTAACTTCCATCCCCTGCAAGATATGAGCGGCTAACTTTCTTTTCATTTGGTTTTCGCATCCATTAAATTGGGTTAGTTCAAGTTTCTTATCAGCCATATTGGTAATATATTTACCATAGATTGTTGTTTTTGCTTTGTGATCGCTCAACCATTTCTCGCTGACTATTATTTCTAGCCATTGGTCAAGAGAGGAGCGTAATGGTTTTATTGATTTACAAAACGCTTGCAAACAAGCGTCAAATTGATCTTCTGTGTGATTGGGATAAATAGATCTTAGTGCCTTACCGGCATCCTTGAATTGCATTTGACTCATTTTGGGAAATATTTCACCACCAAAAAGAGTTGAGTAAAAGAGAATTTTGAACATTCCCTTGTCATTGAAGCAATTTTGGATTGTTTTTCTAAAGCAATCGTCATTGATGTATGTTTCTAGCCATTCGCATTTGATGTTATCAGCGTTAAAACAATGAAGAAGACAAGCTGCTTGAGCAGAAACAAGATCATAATTATGATTTGTAAGGTTCTTTCCAGTTAGTATCCTTCCTCTGTACTTCGCTTCTAACTGTTGTGCTCCGCCATTCTCAAAAAGACGACCAGTTCTTGCTATTTTATAAGAAGAAACATAAGATCCTGTTTGACCCATTGATCTAATGTGAGAAATATTGTGTCTATTGCTTGTCTTTTGGTGTTTTATTTCTTCGTAGATAGCTAAAACTTCCTCATAATTGACATCTTGAGGGATTAATGATTCTACTGCTGATAGTAATAGTTTAGGTTGAGGGTGTTTGTTCTCATCAATTTTAGATGTAATTGGTTTGTAAAGTTTCCCAGTGTTAGAATCAACGATTTGCTCGTTTAAGTTATCATCGTAAGATAGAAAAGCGTCTATTATACTAGAATCCGCTGCAAATTCTCTACATTCATTGTCGAAAAAAGAGTGTTCTTGTATTTTGAACAGTCCAGATTCTTCTATTTCCTTGTATGTTTCGCTTGATTTGCCGTCAAAATGATCTTGAATAAAAGTAAAAGGAACAGGTGTAAATTCATTTCCAGACCTTAAACTAGAACAAATAACATGACCTAAAAACTTAGTTATTTTCTTGCTCCCCTGTTGCCTTAAGAAAGAAAAAGCACTTTTTGTGGTTGGTTTATGGGAAATATAAGACATATAGATAATACCTTTCGTGATTGCTTGGTAAGTTGTAACAAGGACCCCTGCTAAGGGTCCTTTTTTTTATTCTCTTATTAGTATTTCGGAATATTGTCTTGACTCATCGCAAGCTTGAGAAGGTCAATGGTTACTTGTGATACTGACATGCTTTGAGAGTCTGATATGTTCTTTATTTTCTGAAAAGTTTCCTCATCTAATCTAAAGATAATCGTTTTCGGTTTTGTTGCTTTTCTAGTTGAGCTCATGTTGTTTTCCTGTTCGTCAAGTGTTGTATTACAACTATATCATAAGATCGTGATATGCATAGGTCGAGATCTTTTTTTAGCAGGGCAGGGGAGGCGCCCGGCGCCCAACATGTATGCTCAAGAAGAGTGTATGTCTTTTATAGGTGAGAGTATAGGTAAGAGTATGAGTAAGATATTGTTTATTGTAGATAGTTACAAAAAAGTCAAAAAAAATACAGAATACAGATATGAGTATGAGTATATAAGATATCTATTAGTATCTACTTCTATTAATCTTCTTAGCTACTTCTTCTATACTTCTACTCTCTTCTTCTACCTGTCTAAACCTGTCTAGGGGTTAGTATGTCCATTTCCTAAATATTTAGTTTCACCAACCACCTTGTTTTACCTTACCAAACTCACTTTTGCTGTCCAAAAAAGATAGGTAGCACCAGACATTAAATCAACCTATAAACATCCTTCGTTCGTCCCTCCAAAATCCCCCGACCCGACCCCCAGCCCAACCCCAAACGCACAAATTAAATTATAATATCCAAGCATAACGTTATGCAATCCATCATCCCTAATTTCACAATCCCAACAAAGGAACAATTTCCAAAGATGACAAGAAAAAACATTCGTCTTGTTTATCAGTCCCTACAAAATCTAGGAATGGTAACAATCACAAACTCTTTTATGAGCTTAAAGACTTATCAAAACTTTCATGATCATCTTGTTAGAATAAAGCAAATTCAACCCAACCAATATTTTCAATGGGGACCTGCTCCTATCTCCATCCAAAATATCACAAACAACCATATTATCTTTCAAGGGTATAATTCCAAAGGTCAAACACTCCTCCTTACCCTCACCAATCTTTATTAACGCCCCTTTAAAGCGATTTTCATTCCTACTCCTATAGCTGAATCCACCAAACCCACCAAAGCCCCTTAAAAGCCAACTAAGGCGTTCTAATTAAACTTCACAAACAACGCATATCAACACATACTAATATGAACAGATTATGCGTAACAATAGACGAAACTTCTCTTTCCCAGCTAGAAGAACTTACTAACCAGTCTCAGATCAAAATATCAAAATCAGCAATGATTAGATTTGTTATTGAGCAGGCTTATAAACAATATCAAGAGTCTCTCAAAACAAAAGGTAAATAATGGACTTTATAAATCTTCTATTAAATATCAATGTTCTTCTTCATTTACTAGGAATAGCTTCAATTACTTATTTAGTTAGGACGATAGTAGAATATTTTATCCCCTCAGTGGTCTCTAAGAACTTTTACAAAAATCTCGCACTTCCCATTTTTCCTATAATCGTGTCTATAGCCTTTTTCAATGTACTTCCTATCGCTCTCCCATTCGATATCACTCAAACCCCGGCAAGGGTCCTTTACAGCCTAACAATAGGTCTTCTTTCTTCTCAGACCTATAGGATGATTCGTGCTCAGATAAAGGCTAAGTTTCCTTCTTCTGATTTGCCTGATATCCCAGATCTTTCTATTCAGGATCTTGAAAGGTTACATGAGGAAACTAATCCTAGTCCTAAATCAACTAACCCAACCCTACCAGATCCTCCTACTAAGAATCCTACCTAAGGGAATAATAGATAAAACAGTGTTAAATATTGATTGGTATTGAGTATTTAAGCGAATATTGCACCTTATAGCTATGCAAATTTTGCGTAGTAAGATGCGCTTTGTGCTCACAGTCCATAGTTTATCTATTAGAATATACACAATTCTAGTATAATAGCGTGTTTTTGCACTATTTGCCATTATTCTACTCATAAATAGCGTTGTTATGTTCATGATTTGCCAAAGAATAAGCGTTGTTATGTTCAAGATTTGTTCATAATTTAGCGTTTAGCCGTGTTTTCTCTTTCAAAATCCCTAAAATCATTCATAAAACCATAGCAAAATGCCCCACTCATTACCCCTTAGTAATCAATCATTATTTCATCTATTAGCTATTGACAATCTCAAATCAACATCTAATCAACCATCTTTATTATCGAATTTCAAGAAACCCGCATAAAACGCTTCTTTTACCCCCTAGAGAAAATAGAATTGTTGGTTAGGAATTAGGGTTAGTAATAGGCTAAAATAGGGTTCATGTTCGTATGCGAATACGTGGATGGTACGAAGGTTCCCTTTGCAACGGTCTGGACTAAATCACTATGTTCAGGTTTAGCGAAGGTTGTTTTCAAAAGTAGCGTTTGGTCAAGTATGTGTTATGATTGTTGTGTGTGGTTCTTGAAAACAATTCAAGTCGTTGTAATAATAGTAGTTGATTTTTGTTTTCAAATGATTGTTTTCAAATAAAATAGTCAAGATGATAGGTTTTTGATTGATTTATTTGAATACAAACATTTGTTTTCAATATTTATATGGTAATAAGTTTGTATTCAAATAGTACAACAGATCTCAAGAGGAAATAAATATGAATAGTTTCGATGATGATAATGATAATGATGGTGATATGTTTGGTTCTGATTTAACAGACTTTAATCCTAATCTTGATAAGGAGGAAATTGAAAACACACTAAAAGAAATACATGATAAAGCTTATACTGGCGAGGATAAGACTTTAGACAGTAAAGCTAAGGTTCGTAAGGAATATGACCGTCCGGTATCATTTAGGATAAAAGGTGATCTTGATAAGAAAATAGATGCTATGGTTTTGAATACAAAGAAATCAAGAACAGATGTTTTTAA